GGCAGTACTTGACATATATATGGTATATACGGTATATACTCAGGCTTTACGCAGTCTTTTTTCTAATCACGGCGGACTTTTCGAGACAATACTTGACATACACGCGGTATATACCGTATATACGCGGTGTCTTTACTCGGTCTTTACTCAGTCTTGACCGTGGAAGTCAATTCGGCGCTTGCGTTTTCACTTCCTCGATCTGCCTCGACCGGTTCGACGGATCGTGCAGCTTGATGATCGATGGCACCTGGCCGATGCGCGGATCCGTGTCAATGGGATGGTGCGAGATAACGACCACTCGCGTCATCCGCATTTCCGGCTGACCGTTCTTAACCCCAGTAATAATGCCCCCTTCAGCCACTTCGGCGATCCGGCCGAAGATCAATGGCCGCTCCAGCTGCAGCGCCACCAGGTCGCCTTCCTTCAGTTCGTTGCCCATCGTGTCACGCACCATTTTTTTCCTCCTATAGAACTCGCGGTCTCTTCATTGACTTCCCATATCGATCCAGTGGGCCTTCTGCAAATTTCACGGCGCTGCGCAACCAGTGACGCGGCGGCTCGAGCGGATTGACTTCCGAACTGGCCCGGTTTCTCAGTATGCATTTGAAGTCCTCGATCTGGAGATTTGGACTCCCGGCCAGCAGGTCGTTCAGCGCTCGCTTGTCAGGACGGATCCACGGACACTCTGGCCGGTCGGGATTCATGCCTGCCCAAAATTTCCACACCTCCTCCGTGAACCGGCGAAAACGAGCATCCCGGTCGAAGTGGTTAGACTCGGCATTCACGTCGCTTTTAAAATGCCCCGCCGTGGAACTGGGAGGGGGGTAGGTTCTCGCGATGGCATCTTGGTGGACTGGCACATCCTCCCGGTTACCAACGGTGTCCTGGCTGTCAATTCCGACAGGTTTCGCTTTAACTTCTTCTTTCGCCTGTATTTCGCCCATGGGGGGCTGGGGGAAGGAAGGAGCGATAGCGACTGACTGTTCTCCCCCAGGGGGTTTGATTTCTTGGAAAGGGGTATGGGGAAAACCTTCTTTTTCAGATGCATCATGCATGCGTGATGCATCGTCGCTTGCACCTTTCAGGGCCTCTCGTATTTGCCTTACCTTCTCCCAGCGCGCCTGGGCTGCATTGACACATATATCGTGTCGTCTCTGTTTGTTAGCGACACAATCCTCGCGAACCTTCCGGTAGCCGGTGGATGCATCGAGAATGCATGACGTAATGCATGAAGCAATGCATGATGCATCGGCCTTTTCGCCGGAAATTCGCATTATCTTCAGCAGCTGTTCGCTGTTTTCGGGCAGGGATCCATGCATCCAGTAATGCATCATGCATCGCATGAATGCACCAAGCTCCACCGTGCTAAGTTCGAAGGTCTCGACCAGGAATTTCTCCACGTCGAGGGGCAGGATTTTGGGTGACTTTCGACGTACTGACAGGGCGCTGTGAAGGGATACTGGAAGGTGTCCCATTCGGCTTGATCCATCTGCCGCGCGATTCCCGCGCTGGCCGGGGTCAATCTGCTGCTTGAAATTTAGAGCTCACGCGTCGCATAAACTCCCTTCTCTGCAATTGGTTTCCATCGGGGACGAAGGAAGGCAACATAAGGTCTTGCTAGCGTGTATACGCAGTGCAGATCACCTCTGACCCGCATTTTGCTTCACGCTTAAAATCCAAAAGCTGGATGATAACGCTTGTTACCGCCGCCGAAAAAGAGGATTCTTTCGTGCATGCAGGAAATGTCACGAATGACCGAAGTGGGCACAGACTGCACTTGACTCGATAGGAGAAATTCGACAATGAGCAGCATTGCAATTAACCGCGCCGCACCAGCGGCACCCGCAACAGGTACAGCAGGAGTTGTGCTGGGCCTCGCATCAAACCCCATCCTTCCCTGCAACGTTTCCCTACCCGGCAAGCTCGCGCTCGAGGGCAAACGTTTCTCGGTGCGCGCCGAGGGCAACGCCATCGTTGCCGCAGGCACCACCACCTTCAAACCCACACTGGTCGCGGCGCTCGCCATTCCGGCCAGCCCACTAGTCATCTCTAGTTGGACAACCATCGCCGCTGGCGCAGCTGTGGCCATCGGCACCGCTGACCTGGCCGCGCCCTGGTGGATCCACGCAGATCTGATCTTCGACTCGACCAGCGGCTACCTGCAGGGCATATGGAACCAGCTGGTGAACAATGGCTGGACCGCTCCTGCAGCCATTGGTAGCCAACTCAGCCTCATGAACGGATCGAACAACACTGTCACCCAGGGATCGAACATCGTTGCTCCTGCGGATCCGGTCGCCTACTTCGCATTGGCCATGACTTTCAGCGCAGCTGGTGCGAATACAGGCAATTTAATGAATTTTGAGGTAAGCTTCTAAATCTGTTCCAAATCTCCCAGCGTTCACCATCGTCCCCGCGCTGGTATTGATGGGAGATATACATGGCAAAGACCCACGATAGTGTTCGTAAAGCCCTGGGCAAGAACGGGCACGATAAAGGCAAGCTGCACACCCACTCCGTGAAGTACGAGCGCGCCGACAACGGTGGCCTTCATGCGCACGTCGAACGCCACACCTCTGCGGGCCCGCACCACACCGAACACCACGTTCTCGGTTCTGCGGACGATGCGGCCGAGCATCTGATGCAGCACATGGGAGATCAACCTGGGATGGGGGAACAGGCCCCGCCGGAATCGGCCGAGCCGCCTGAGGCCGCAGCTGGTGGCGCTGGTGGACTTGGCGCTGGCCCGGCACCGGGCATGGGAATGTGATGGACTACGTAAGCATTTGCAGCGGCATTGAAGCCGCCACGGTTGCCTGGCACCCGCTGGGATGGACGCCGGTCCTGTTTGCGGAGATCGAGAAGTTCCCCTGCGCGGTACTCAGGCATCGCTACCCGGAGGTTCCGAATGCTGGAGACTTCACCGCAATCGATGGCGGCGTTGCAGCCGACCTTCTGGTCGGAGGAACACCTTGCCAGGATTTCTCAGTCGCCGGTCTCCGAAAGGGACTGGATGGAGAGCGTGGCCAGCTCACCATCGAATTTGCTCGACTGGCTCACCGCCTGGCTTCCCGCGCACGCACCCGATGGCTGGTGTGGGAGAACGTCCCCGGCATACTCTCCAGCGACGGCGGCTGGGCCTTCGCTCTCTTTCTCTCCACCCTTGCAGGCCGATCTGTTCGCGTCCCCGCCGGAGGATGGGCCGGCTTCGGAATCATTCCTGGCGGCGCAGATGCCTGGGGCCTCGCCTACCGAGTCCTTGATGCTCAGTATTTCGGAGTTCCCCAGCGCCGCCGCCGTGTCTTCGTTGTCGGATATTTTGGAGACTGGCGGCGTGCCGCAGCAGTACTACTTGAGCGGTCGAGCCTGTCGCGGAATTTTGCGCCGCGCCGAGAAACGCGGCAAAGAATTGCCTGGGATGTTGCGCCAGGCATTGGAGCAAGTGGGAGAGGCTTCAGCAGAGCCGGGGAAACGCGAGGTCAGGATTGCGTCATCCCCTGCGACGACGAGGCTGGCGACGACGGCGGCCTGATCTCGGGCGCGGTCTCAGCGAAGTGGTCGAAGCAGAGCGGCGGGCCCGCCGGGGACGAGTGCTACAACCTGGTCGGCGTGACCATTCACGGCACTGACAAGACGGCGCGGACGGCCAGCTTCACCGACATCGCCGGTGCATTGCGGGCGCGAGTGCCGGGCAGCGTGGAGAACTCCTCCACCACCGCCGTCATGATTGCCCACATCGCACAGGAAACTGCGGATCCGATTTCGGCCAACGAGGCCCGAACCTACACCCATGAAGGCAGGAACAATTTCCGTACCCACAATCTGGTGGCCAGTCTCGACACGGAACTGAATGGCAGCGAAGACGTGATCGGGCCTCTGAAAGCTCTCTCCCGATCCGGCGGCGGCGTGAAGCCAGCGGTCGCGATTCATGAGAATCAACGTGCGGAATTGAGCCTCAACGATACGGTGGGTTCGCTGAAAGTGGGCGGCGGCAAGCCGGGACAGGGCTACCCGGCGGTCGCCTTCACATGCTCAGAGCAGGCCAACGGCTTCGCGTGGGAGCTGGACGCACAGGTTCCCAACGACTCGCGCAACATCCAGCAGGGAATCCGCAGCGGCATGGCGGTCAGGCGGCTTACTCCGCTCGAATGCGAGCGCCTTCAGGGCTTCCCCGACCATTACACCAGGATCGGCGCCAGGACGCCGGACGGGCCGCGCTACAAGGCGCTGGGCAACTCCATGGCGGTGCCGGTGATGCGCTGGCTGGGCCAGAGAATCGCGATGGTGGAGGCATTGTGATGGACGAGAACGTCATTGATGTGGCGCGGATCCCCGAGGATGACGACTATCGCGATTTCCTGCGCTGGCGCATGCAGACGGATCTGTTCTTCCTCGCCAAGTACTGCCTGGGCTACCGCAAGCTCACTGAGCTCTGGCATCAGCCGGTGTGCGACGTCTTCGTGAAGAAGGATCCCAGCAAACCTTTCTCGCAGCAGACCCGGAAGCGCCGCCGCCTGGTCTTCCTTCCACGCAAGACCTACAAAACCACCCTCAACATCGTCGACACCGTGCAGTGGATCCTGGGCTTTCCTGACGTTGCGGTCATGCCCATGACGGCGTCGAACTCGCCCGACTCGCCGCTGGCCGACGCCTTTGTCGCCGAGTGCGCCTCGCACTTTGTGTGCCTGCCAGGTGAGCCGAAGAAGGTGCTCCATCTCTGTTTCCCCGAACACGTCCTGACCAAACCACCGAAGGCTGGCGAGTTCACCACCCCGGCCCGCACCCGCTACCGCCGCGATCCCACTGTCAAAGGGGTGAGCATCGAACAGTCGCTCTCCGGTTGGCACCCGGACGTGATCAAGTCCGAAGACGTACAGGACAATCGCAACTCTCAGACCGCATTTGCGCTCCGCAAAGTTCGCCAGAATTTTTACATCAATTTAAAAATGCTGGGCGAGGAAGGCCTGCTCGATCTCACCGGCACCCGCTACGGTCCCATGGATCTTTACGGGGACATGATTGCCAAAGCCGGGGAGGAGAGTATTGTTTATTGGAAGCCTGCGTATATACGCAAGCAGCACGCGATCAAGATCGAGGACGACGAACTCACCGAGGACGACGTGATTCTGCAATTCCCCGAACAGATCAGCTGGGCCTTCCTGCGCGAAGAAAAGATGCTCGATGAGCCCAGCTTCTGGACTCAATACATGAATGTCGCCGAGGGAAATTTCAAGTCCACCTTCCCCATGGAGCGACTGAATGCCGCCAGGGTGAGCGAGGATGTGAATGAACATGATGGCCAGGTCCATGTCGGCTGGCGCATGGAGTACGCCGATTGCAAATATGCAGCCGGTGCCGTGGGCATCGAGAACGGTGGCCGCATGACGATTGTGGAGGTCGTCAGAGGCCAATTCACTCCGACCTCGCTCTCCCAGCGGATCGTGAAGATGTGCAAACACTGGGATGCACACCGCGTCGAAATCGAAGATACCCCGGGGGCACATTCGATGGCGGCGCATATTCGCAACGAGGCGCTCGAGCAGGAATGGCGTCTCGATATCAGCTGGGGCGAGTTCCTGCAAGACGATACAGCACGAGCCCTGGCGATCAAATCTGCGGAGCCGCATCTGCTCGCCGGTCGTTTGCTTTTTGCCGATGGGATCTCAAATGTGCAAGAGGTCTTTCGCCAGCTGCACCATTTTGGGCTGGTGGAGGAGTACGAGGTGGCTAGTGTTATCTCGCGGATCGCGGCCAAGCTGCCCGCAAGCATTGCGGCGGCGGGCTTCGAACCGGCCGAGGAAGAGGCCTTCTCGAATTACGTCAACCAGGACGCCTACGACCGCGTCTACGGGCGCGGTAAATACAAGGAACCGGATCCGGTTCCTGAACCGGAGGAAGAATGGGTGCCGATACAGCACAGCGACTTGAGCGAAATGATGCCGGGTTTAAGCGGCTGAGATTCCAGCTAAGAATGTCTCCCCTGCAGCGCAATGCGCTGATCGGAGTGCTGGTGGAATATTCTCTGGGCCCGGATGCAACCGAAAAATGGGAAGAATGCATACACGGCGAGACGACAACGATTGGTGAATTGCTAGATCTGCTGGCAACCGCACAACCCGAGGTTTCTTACAAGCCAGATGAAAGACAAAATCGAACAATTGCGTGATGAGCAACGCGACGCGGCTCTTGACGAGCAGCGCAAGCTGGGCCTGACGCTTTACGGAAATCTGGTTAGGTTTCATCACTTGCCCGCCGCATCGGCCCGCAAATGCACGCGGGTCTTTGCGAAGGGCATGGTCGAGATCGAAGGCTACAGCGGCATCTTCGCGCCGCACCTTTTCACAATTGAACGAGTTCTTCACATCCCAATTGAGGGTCAGGTTAAGTGAACATCGCCATTGAAAGCACAGACAGAGTGATCGAGATCGAGGCCAACGGAAAGCTCGCCGCCCGCGTGTGGGAGGGCTTCACCGTTGACGGCATTCCGGTGCAGTGCGTGATTGTGCGGATTGCGGCACCGGCCGACTACAACCAGGAAGACTTCGAACGGGCGCTCCAGGTCTGCAGGCCACCGCGCATGGCCGAGCAGGCCTTTCCCCTGAGGATGGTGCTCTAACGTGGGCACGCTGATGAACCCGCTCAACGGATCGGCCGTCATCGAACGCGATGACATCGAGCCGCAGGGCCCGCTGCTCGATCCGAAGTACACCGACGACGCCGCCGTGCAGCTGACGATTCAGGACACCCGCCGTGCGCGCACCTGGCTCGATCAGAAACAGTGGAACCTCTACTGGCGCGAGGCCGACACGCTCTTCCAGTCGCCTCGCACCAACCAATCCTTCGAAGGCAGCACGGTAGCACGCGCGAACATCTCTCGATTCCGTGTCGCCAGCACTGTGAACAGTCTGGTGCCCGCGATGAAAGGAGGAATCTTTTACGAGACACCGCCATTTGTCATTCGGCCGCGCCCGGCGACGTCGCAGAACACTGCCCGCGCGAAAACCGCGCTCTATGGGGCCCAGCTGGATAAGGCCAAGTTTGAAGATGTATCTGAGAGGTCTCTGGAATACATGACCACTTTCGGCACGGTGATCGTGAAGGCCGGCTGGGAGAAAGTCACCAGAAAAAAGAAAGTGAGGGCCCCGCGCGCCGCACCGATACGCATCAAGATTCCGCTGGGCGGCGAGATCGTGGCCCACACCAAGGAGAGCGATGAACTCGTCGTCACTGAGCAGGAGGTCACCGAGCAGAAGCTTTTTCTTGAGATGTGTGAACTGGGCAGTATTCTGGTGGACCCTACTTGGAATGTTGCGAACTCTTTGCATGACTCCGCGAAGTACGTCGTCCACGTCACCTACCCGACCTGGACGGACCTCAACAAGCTGCGCGAGCAGAGACTGTTCGACGAGGAAGGCAATCAGGTAGGCGGCTACGACATTCCCAGCGAGGAAGAGCTCAAGGAGTACTTTTTCGCGCACGAAGACAACGCGGCGGGCCAGCCCTCGATGGTGATGGAGAACCTGGGCGGTCAGAACTATTCGATCCACCACGCGCAGAACGAAGAGATCCCGGGCAGCGAATCGCCCGCCGAGCGGCCCATCCAGATGCTCGAGCGCACCGATGATACCTACGTCTATGCCGTGCTCTGCCCCGATGGCAGCGACCGGGGCGTACTGATCAGGAAAGAAGAGCACGGCATGCCCTGCATCAACTTCTTCTCCGCGAATTTCTGGAACATCCCCAATGCGGCCTGGGGACTTGGGGCCGGGCGGCTTTCCGGCAGCACGCAGAGGATTGAAAAAGGCCTGGTGGACGCCATGCTCGACCTGTTGTCCTACGCCTGCAATCCCATGTATGCCAGGAATCGCGGCGCGAACGCGCCCACCCAGCAGATCCGCTCGCGGCTGGGCGGGATCGTGGACGTGGATGTGCATGGCAATCAGAGCGTGCGCGATGTCTTCGGCATCATCGAGCCGCCGCAGATCCCGAAGGACGTCTTCGCGGTCCTGCAGGAATCGGTTCAGAACGACCAGACGACGACCGGCGCAGACGAGGCCTTCACACAGGGCTCATTGCCGGGCCGTGGCGGCTCCTCTGCGGCCCGCACGGCCACCGGAGCGGGGGGAATCATCTCGGCCAACGCAGGACGCATCCAGGGGCCCGTGGGGCACTTTGTGAAGGGCATCCTGATCCCGGTGATCGAGCTCCTCGACTGGTTCGTGAAAAACAAGCTGACGCCCAAGGAGATCCGCGACACGCTGGGCGACGAACTGGGCGCGGCCTTTGAGCTCGACGCCCAGAACTTCTACGAATCCGAGGATCGTTTTGAATGCCTGGCCGGGGCCCACCTGGCCGCGAAGAAAGCCATGGCGCAGGCCTTGCCGATGCTGATGCAGGTTTTCGAGAACCCGCAGATCATCCAGGCCCTTACTGCCATGGGCTATACCGTGGATATACGCGAGCTTCTCGCGATGTATATGGAGGTTACAGAGTGGCGCAACTCAAGAGAATTAATCCGGCCCATGACGCCGCAGGAGCGGCAAAACTTCATGCAGGCAAGTCAGGCGCACTCAAAAATCCAGGGCCAGATCGCGGCCATCGGCGCGCGGCACCAAGCCAAATCCGCAGAAATTGACCAGCAGAACGAAGCCAAGCTGGCGCAGTCGCTGATGGGCAAGGCCTCTGACGAGGCGGCGCTGTGGGATGAGCGCCGTTGGGATAGAGAAACCATCAACCAAAGTGTGTTCGCACCGGGGTCACCGTAATGGAACAACCAGGCAGACCACTCTATGAACGGCGTTCGTATTATGCAGAGCTATTCCACCTGACGTCGAAACAGCGCAAGCATCTTTCCGTGGAACTGCTCGATCAGCTGGACAAGTGTCAGTCAGATGTAGCACGAAAACTTCTCATCAATGCAAGGCAGGACAGCCATGAGTTCCGACGTAACGATAACGTTGACGCGCGATGAATTCCAATCGCTGCTGATAATGGCCGGGGTGGCGATGGGCGCATCGATCAAACTGGGAGACGCGCGGCTGATGGTCTCGTTTCTCAAGCTCGCAAACGCTATCAACAGGGATAACCCCAACTGGGTACACTACGAGATTCCCGACGATGCCAATTTACCTGTTAAATGAGATGAAGTGCCCGGTCTGCTCTGCACTGCTGGACGGCGCAACAAACCTCAGGGGCCAGGGCAAGCCAAATCCGCTCGACCTGACCGTGTGCATCTACTGCGCGGCGATGCTCCAGTTTGTCTTCACAGAGGGCAAGGGCAATCTGAACATAATACAGTTGACGCCCGCGCAGCTGCGCAAGATCGGCGAGGAGGACATGCCCGCGCTGAGATCCCTGCTTAGTGCGCACTGGACAGCTCGCGTTGAGATCAAGCAACGCCGGAAGGCGCAGGGCCTATGGAACTGAAGATCCGCTCCACGCGCACCCTCAAGGTCACCGAGGTCAAGATCTCGGAGGAGGAGCGGTCGCACCTCGCCCAGCTGGCCATGGACCCCCGCTATATAGCCCTGGTAAATGTCATGGAAAGATCCTGTATAGAACTGGATACTGCCTTCATCAATACCCCGGTCGGATACCCAGAATCGATCCTGGGCGCGCACTGTGTTTCGAAGGCCGGATGGTTGTTCTTTACCTACGTTCAAAAAGTGGTGTTAAATGCTTACATTCAGCAGACAGGCGAGCAGGAGGTAGAAACACCTCCTCCAAGTCTTAACGACGTGCTTCAAGGAGTGGAGGGCTATGAAGCAGTGGCAGGAATTGGGTCAGGGCCGATGGAAACTAACGATAACCTCTGATGATGATTCAGAGGCTATCCCGAGTGTCTATAGGGGCACCAAGGACGAGATCGCGGAGTTGCTGGCTGATTCGCAGGGCCATGCGAATCGACGCATTGCCGAGCTCAAACGGGGCGGCGATGGCAACGGAAGCAAGTCAATACACTTCGGTCCCGTCTCTGGTGACCCCAAACCCCTGACCCCCAATGAACGCATGCAGACCGTGGCCGACCTTCAGAACCCGGCCACGGTCGACAAGGCATTCGACAGGATGTTCGAAGCCGCAACCGGCGAGACTCCTGAACAGCGCCGCGAGCGCGATCAGCGCGAGGCCGGTGAACGTCTTGAGCGTGAAGGCGTCGACACTGCGCTGCGCTTCGGGCGCGAATACCCCGAGTACTGGCAGACCCAGCACAACGCGAATACCATGGTCGGCTACATGCGAACCCACGGTATGGATCTGACCAACATCGACCATTACGTGACGGCCTTTGAGGCTCTGAGTGCAGCAAAACTGCTGCAGATGAAGACCGCAGAGGTCGAAGTCCCCAACGAGTCCGAGGAGGAGGAAACGGTTGAGCGGAATGCTCCCACGCCCACACCCGTTCCCCGGACCCCAGCCAGGATCTCGACGGGAGTTCGCCAGCGTGACATCAGCGGCTCACCGCCGAGGCCCACCACGAGGCTGAAATATTCGCGGGAGCAACTGGAGAACATGTCGCGCCAGGACTACAAGCAGCTGATGCTCACGGATCGCGTCGAGCTTGAACGTTGCGAGAAGTTCTACGCCGAACATCCGGCAAAACGGGCCAGTTGAGTTCCCGCCATATAGCAGCCCCGAGACGGGAGCGTGCTTATGGCAGGATTCTCACCAGCATCAAACTTGACCTCGAATCTGACACAGACTCAGGTCAACTATTACGACAAGAATTTTATCGAGAATCTCAAAGCGGAGACGCCGCACTATCGGTGCGTCGAGCGCAGGCCTCTGCCTGAAAACTCAGGCAATACGCTGAACCTCTTTGAGTACGTTCCGTTTGGTCCTGACCTTAGCCAGGCCGCTGAAGGAACGGTCGAATCCGGCGAGACCATCAGCATTCTCACTGACAAAATCGTCATTGGGAACTACGCCGATTACCTCAACTACTCGCGTTTCTCCATGCAGCTGGCCATCGATCCGGCTCTTGAGAACGGATCGAAGGAGCTCGCATACCAGTGCGCGCTCACAGTGGCGAATCTCATCAAGAACACCACCGACGCCCTGGTCAACGTTGATTCGAGCGTGTATGAGCAGAATGCTTACAACGTCCCGTTCAACAAAACGAACATCACCACCGCCGTCGCTTCCCTTCGCCAACGCAATGTGAAGCCGATGGAAGCGGGCAACTTCTGCGGCCTGGTGTGTGGATTCGCCTGGGGCGATGCGTTGAACGACGCGTCGAACAACGGCATCACCGACATCCTGAAGCGCAGCGTCGAGGGCACCGACCTTCTCAAGGAGCTCCCCGGCGGCAAGGGCGAGTACGTCACGGTGATGGACTGGAGCGGCGTTCGTTTCTATGAGACGACCGTCGTCACCCAGACCGCGAATTACCTGGGCCACTCGGGCGTCACCGCGTTCCGCACCTACATCTACGGCGAGAACGGCGTGATCACCATCAGCATGGGGGCCAAGGAAAACACCAATCTCGGCGACGGCGACTGGAGAAATCTGAAGGTCATCGTGAAGCGTTACGACGATGCCTCAGTCTCTGATCCCGCAATGATGATCGGTGGATCTGCGGCCTACAACTTTAACTTTGCCACCGGAGTTGTCCCCGACACCACAGGCCGCGTGCGTTATATCGACGCACCGACGCTGATCACTTAACCCGTTTGCAGTGGGGCATGGTGTGCAGCGAGATGCTGCAACAACGGTTGGGATAGCCGGTGCGAAACACTCCACTGCAATCACTTTTTTCGATTACATCAACGCCGGCACTTGATGAGGTCAAACAAATGTCACCACGCACAACTACAGTCAGTGAAGCCGACGAGATCGAGCTCGAGTTCAAGCGCCTGCAGATCGCGATCATGAAGGAGCAGATCGAGGCCAGCAACGATAAGAAAGAACGCAGCGCGGCCGCGCGCGAGCGCCAGATGATCGAGTTCAAGAAGGCGCAGGCCTCACTCGCGGCGAAGCAGCGCGTCTGCCAGCATCGCAAGGGCGGTCGCGACAACCGCTTCGCCAAGGGCAACGACGCGAATTACAGCGTGATCACGAACACCTATCCCTGCGGCGAGATCTGCATCAGCTGCACACGCTGCGGGATGGAAGTGTGGAAGCCCGACAGGAAGCTGAAGAAGGCTAACCCTGAGCTCTACGCATCGATGCTCGCGAAGTTCCGCGAGTGGTCGAATTTCCCAACCGACAACACGCCTTCAGGCACAAAGATTTTCGAGATCGCCTCGTAAGGAGATAGCACATGGCAGTTCCATCAACACGGTTCGCGGCGGCGACGGGTTATCACACCTCGGTCACCAAGCTCGTTCTCTTCGGTGGCCGCAACGCCAATTTCGGCGACCAGGTTCTCGGCGACACCTGGATGTGGAGCTCCGGGGCCTGGGCGGCAGTTTCCCCGGCGAGCAGTCCGTCGCCTCGCTTCGGCGCAGCGATGGGCTATTACGCGACAGGAACCAAGCTGGTGCTCTTCGGTGGAAAGAACCTTGCTGGGATCGCGCAGATCCTAGGCGACACCTGGACGTTCGACGGCGTGAGCACCTGGGCGCAGCTGTCACCAGCCACCAGCCCTCCAGCCAGGCACAGTGCTTCGATGGGCGTCGATTCCACCGGCCAGCTGGTGCTCTTCGGCGGCTTCGGGGGCCCCAACGGAGATATCTCCCTGGGCGATACCTGGGGATGGAATGGAAGCACATGGACCCTACTCGCATGAGCACACCCACCACACCCGCGCCGAGATCCACGGTGCCAGCACCATCCGGCACCACGCCCAACAAGCTGATTCAGTACCCACCTGGCAGCGTGACAGCCCCCGCGAGCTTGCCCGCCGCGCCCACCGGCCAGAAGAACGTGACCGGCAATACGAAGAATCACCAGGTTCCTTCATGACCACGAAGAAGCAGCCCAAACCGAAACCGAAATCGAAATTGAGACAGCCCAATTCGCGGGCGAAAAGGAGTTCCCCTGTGACCACCAGTACTGATCCTCACAGCAGTACACAGCCTGATCCTCACAGCAGCACGCAGGCTCCGACGACACAAACGCCCACGCACTATTCACCAGGCACCGTGGCGAAGACGGCTCCGCAGGAAGGTGCTGCTCCACAACAAACTTCGACGCCCACGGTTAAGGAATCGGCACTGCCCCCAGCGCCCGCCGGAATGAAGCCCAACGAAGCGGTCCAGATGCCGCCGGGCAGCGTGCAGGCGCAGTCGAGTTATCCCGGCGGTACACCGCCCGTCGACCTGATCTTCCCTGCTCCACCGCCACCAGCCGGCCAGAGCCCGCCAGCCGACCAGAGCGGATCCGGCGGATCCGGCCAGCAGCCGCCGCCGGATCAGAGCGGCAGCGGACAGCAGCAAAGCCTGGGCAGCACCCACGGCCAGCACGGCGGCACCCACGGGCAGCAACAGTAGCGGGCCAGCATGGGAAATTCGAGCACCACCATACAGTCCATCGTCGACGTTGTTTGCAGCATGGGCGAGATGCAGCCGGTGATCCCTGCCTCTGGCTTTGGCGTGAACTCTGCCCTCTCGATGGCCACCGACACCATGTGCGATCTGATCTCGGAACGCTTCAACTGGAAGTGGAACCGGATGAAGCTGCCGCCGTTCTACACGATCAGCTGGCAGCAGGATTACGCGCAGATCGGCTCGAGCTTTCCCGCGCCCATCGGGTGGCTGGAAGGCGCGTACTGGGTCGACATCAACAACACTGCCCTCCCCAAACCCACCTACGCGATGGAGGTGGTGCGCGATCTGCCTGCCTCCTCCATCTCGGGCAACCCGCCGGCCAAGGTCACCTGGCACTACAACGATCAGCTGCTGCAGGGCACCTGGCCCGGCCCCAATGTGAAATACACGCAGCCGCTGGGTGCGTTGATCGCGCCGACCAACCCTTTGGCGAACATTCTGGACGCCAATGGCAACATTCTGGTTTTGACGACCTACGGTACGACCGGGGCCACGGCTCCAGCAGCGGCCGCGAACTCGGCCGAGGGAGTTACGGTGAACGACGGCAGCTGTGTCTGGACGGTGGCCGGCCCGCGTTCGCAGGGCTTCCGCATTCTGCCCATGCCGCCGCAGCAGGCGGTGGTCTACCAGGTCAATCTGATCGGACAGAAGAAAGCGCCGCCGCCCTTCACCTCGATGCAGCAGTTCATCGATCCGATCCCTGACGACTATGCCAATCATTTTCGAACTGGTTTCTCGGTTTACTGTTACCGGCTTTCGCCTAATCCGCAAATCCGCGGACTCTATCCAGCTATGCACCAAAGCTGGCTCGCGGCCATCGAGGCCACGATGAAGCAGGCCGATAGAGAGATCGACAATAGCGGATTTACGCCTGACCGTAGCGTAGTCGCGCCGCAGGGCGGCACCGACATTTTAGGCCCTGCGTGGCCATATGCGGGCTATGCCGTCTGGCCGGGAAGGTAGATATGCATAATTCTGACCGCTTCCAAGGCACGTTCTACGCGATCAGCACGATCCACGGCGCTTTTCCAGTGAACTTCGTAATGACAATTCGCACACAAGGTCTCGAGATTTTCGTCAGCATTATTTTGTCGGTTCTCATCGCGATGATGAACCATCAGGTGATGTGGATTCTCGCTACCACACTCTTCGCAGCACAGCTTGTCTTTGCGCTGCACGGTGAGAATAAATCCACGAATTCGGTAGTCTCCCCTGCCATCAAGGAAGCTGCTCAAGGTCGAGCAGCCTCGAGAACAGAAATGCGTGTAAGGATCCACGAGAGTGAACTGTCCACAAAGTTTGCAAGGACGTTGAAGAGATTTTCTTATTGGCCGGGTGCGTTGTTTCGTTTCAAGAGAGGCAGAAGCTCTGAAGCATTTTCGACTGCAAAATCGCGGATCTTTCTCGTCTTTTCCGTGGCGCTTTTTCAGAAATCTCTGGCCGCATCTTTCGCAAACAAGTTCGACCCTCTTCGTCATCGCGATGGAATGACATTCAGGAGAACAGAACTTTGGAGGTTTCGAAGCTCTGAATCGCCTCGCAAATTTTTCCTTGCATACCTGGCAGGTATGAATCGGATTAGTGTTGTAGCTCAAATCCCGGCGCGATGCATAGTAACAATCCAGAGAACAAAATCGGAGTGGATCCGTTTTGCGGTTCCTCCTAAAAAAGACATTTCCACATCTCTCGCAGGTATGTTTAGAACGTTTCGCTCTCTCGCTCTCCTTAGAGCATTCCTGAGAACAAAAACGCGGCTTTCTTGTGCTGTGGTTTCTTTTTTGAAACCTTCGCGCACACCACTCGCATGTATAAGGCCGCTTTATTTTCTGCATTTATGGAGGTGATTCTATGCCCCCCAAGGGGACGAAGAAACAGATGTTCCATGAGTTCAGACACGGAGGAACCTTCAAGCGCACTGCTGCCAAATCAGGAAAGGCGAAAGCCGAAAAACAGATGCAGGCCGCAGTGCTCTCGACCAGGCGCAGAAAGGCCGCGAAGAAGGCTGCGCGCAAGAGAAAGGCGAAGTGAGTGTCGTCCTCAGTGACCCTGCAAAATACGGTGAATTGGGCCAAGGCCTTCATCGAAATGCAGCCCGTGGAGATCCTGGGCATGGAGCCTGCGCTCTCTTCGGCCAACCTGGTTCTGCAGACGATTCTCAATCCCCCGCTGGCATGGCCCTGGAACCGCTCTACGACCTCCTATACGAGCTCGCAGCAGGACAACCAGGTCACGGGCCTGTTCAGCTTCGGCTTTCTCGAGGGCGGCGTAGTGCAGCCCGCGAGCGGCGGCAAATCGTGGGAACTGAGTGTGCAGCTGGTGCTGCATCCCGATCAGAGCGCCGCGCGGCCGCAGTACTGCGCGCCCCTGATCGATGACGGCATGGGCAACATCACCTTCCGCACCTCGCCTTCGCCGGATCAGAGCTACAACCACACCCTGATCTTTCAGCGCAACGCGCCGCAGCTGCTCTCGCTGGCCTATACCTGGGCCCCGGTACCCGACGCTCTGGCCTACATCCCCATGTGGGGATTTCTGGCCATGATGAGCCTGATCGGCAACGACGCGCGCTTCACCGGCTACAACGCCAAATTCATCTCGAGCGTGCTGGCGCAGCAGGGAGGTCTGACGGATCTCGAGCGCAGCATTTTCATCGGCAACTGGATGCGCGTGATGAGCCAGGTGCAGGCGACGCAGCTGGAGACGCAGGAGCGGTACAGAGCGAGGGCCGTCTGATGCCAGAATCTCCGCTCATGACCGCAGGCGCGCAGATCCAGCCCAGTGCAGCTGCGCCTCTCCATACCAACGAATTCTTCACCGGCCTGTGGACCCAGGGCAATCCACTGGGGCCCGGCGCGGTTCCCTACCTCTATCAGCATTTCTATGCGGCCTCGCGCTATGACCGGCTGATCGGTGGCCTCAATGCCGAGATCACCTCGCGTCTCACCCTGGGGCGCAGGCCTGGCTCTTCGGTTTACAATTCGCAACTCTTTCCGCCCATTAACCGCTTCTACGAATTTCGCGCCTTCGGGCCCGCCGGCGAAGTGATCCACCTGATGGCCAGTGTGGATCCGGCCACGGGATCGACGCAGGGCACGGTGCGCGACGTGACCGGCCCCTCCACCAACCTGATCCTGCAGACCAAGGATCCGGCGGCGGGGCGCACCAGCTTTGTGGGGGTGGGCAACCAGTTGTTCTGGGGCGACGGCGTCGAGACCGGCAAGTGGACGACCTCGAAACAGGCCTGGCAGGCCAATACCGCGTATAGCCAGGGCCAGTTCATCATCGATTCGAACAACAACATTCAGGAAGCGGTGGGCGCGCAGATCGCGAACATGGCCAACATCGAGATCGACAGCATCAGTGCGCCGCCTGGCGGCTACAACAAGCTGATCAAGCTGTTTTTTTCGCCGCTC